CTCAGCCGTAGCTCATCGAGGTAGTCTGCCCATTCCTGCATCATTTCCCTGCGGTCATCTATGAATGCCGTGCGGTTATACGCTCGCCCGTTCGGATCTTTAACCTCATGGGCCAACTGCATCTCGGGATACTTAGGATCAAACTTAAGTCGTTCCTCGATCATGGTGCGAGCCATTGCCCTAAATCCATGCCATGAGTGTTCCCCTGCCCATCCGCCACGTTTTAACGCAACCGTGATCGCGTTGTTAGACATGGGGTAAATACATCCTCGATCGTTAGGTAATACATACTGGCATTGCCGACTGGTTTTCTGCTGCTCCCTGAGTATTTCCAGCGCTTGAGAAGGCAGCGGAACGATTAGCGCTTGCTTCTTTTTCAACATAGGTCCCTTAAGCTTCTCTGGCGGTACTATCCATGTAGCGCTAGCGAAGTCTATCTCTCGCCATTCCATCTCTCGCAGATTCTCTGGACGAGGGAATAGGATTGCTTGCAGTTTCAGAGCTGCTTTAGTGGTTGGTCTACCTGAATAGCTGTAGATCCATCGCATCAGTTCAGCAACCCTTGGAGGATCTATTAACGCTGGATGGCTAGTTACGACAGCGCTACGCAATACCCCTCGCATATCATCCGCCACGTTTATCGTTCTGTATCCCTTGGGCCTGGCATACCTCAAGACTTCAGCAATGCGGATCTTGGTACGATGCGCTGTCTCAATCAGCCCTTTCCCCTCGATGTTCTTCAGGACAGCGAAGACTTGGGGAGCAACGATATCAGCCACGTGTAAATCGCCAAAGGTAGTTTTGCGAGGTATCTCGACGAGCCTGTCTAGCTCCTCATCGTAGCGCCATTGATTAACCGTAAACGGATATACGTAGGAGTTCAGAATCCAGCGAGTCTTGCTAATCGTCTTTGGCGACTTAACAGGGCTAATAGACTCTATCCACTCCTCAGCAATAGCCATGAACGTAGCTTTGCTATCTCTGGCTTTAGGAGAGGCTTTCTTAGCGGCTGAGAGTTCTACCCCTGCCGCCAAGTCTTCTAGCAGCTGATCGCGTCTCTTACGGGCTGCTGTGAGCAATACTTCAGGGAATACACCAATCGAGAGCAGATTCTCTCCTTTCCCCTTGGCCCGATACCGAAACCGCCACCATTTAGACCCGTTAGGATTGACGAGTAGAAATAGCCCTTTCTCATCGTAGAGCTTGTAAGGCCGATCTAAGGGTGTAGCTGCAGCTACCTTGTCATCAGTGAGCATGATGTCTCGTGGGGTAAGTATGGGTTGGGGTAAGAGCTGTTCGAGTCCGTGTCATGGCTTGAACATGGCATAGACAATTCGGAAACAGCAATTCGGTCTACATTCTGATGTAAGCCATTGATATTCTTGGATATGGCTAGTGTGTATGGCAATGGACAGGGATAAAGACGTTGGAGCTGCCGCGCTGCCTGCCTCTCGGCCATGGCTTAGACAGAGCACGCAGACAGCTGTCTAAATCCTGTCTACTGCCTAGGCAGGGGTAACTGTGCTCGGGGTAGCTATTCGAATAGCTGTAGAGCTAGCTGATGGATCAATGAGTTACAGCAGCCATATAGTCCGGCTCCGGGCATATAACAGCTTATGTCAAGCAGATTCAGCTATTTGTCTGCTATTTCCGTAGACAGATTGCACATAAGACCGGGGTGCCCCCCTGGTCGAAACACTAGCCTGGCTGGTATCCGAGCTCAGCCACGAGAAAAAATTAGGACAACGGCGGTCCAGACCAAAAACAGGAAAAAACCCATATGCTGTATGTATCTCAAAAAGTACAGCAAAAACAGGCGGTTATACCTCCGCTGAGAGCTTCTAATAACTGAGCCTGTTCTCATCTCAAGAAGTCTCAAGAAGTCCTAATCAGAAACAGCTGTGTAATGTAGCTCGAGAGCTACGACGGATTAGTGTCTAGCGTGATATACGACTGAATATAGGTGTACGTTTTTAGGAAAACTGACGATACTACTAATATGGGGGGACGATTTTTCTTCCCATCACCCTGGGGGCCTACGGAAGCCGGTAGAGGGTGTAAAGCTAGCTACCGCCCGTACTCTGTTACTGGTGACGGTCTCAAGACCTAGAGCATCTCGGACAGAGCCCACCTACTCCCACACACTGAGCGCTCAGTGGCTGTATGGGGGTAGGGGGGCTTATGTCTGGTTCTGGTCTCTATCCTCTCCTCCTCCCGAGACATGGATGTCGAGGGATAGTCAGACATGGAAGCTACCGCTAGGTAGCGGTGTCATTGCATCTTCGTCTAATGGTTTAGCCATCCGTAGCCCTAAGCGTAGGATGGCCTTAGCCAGTAACTCTCTTCCTCTCGAGTCGCTGCGCTTCTGCCTTTTCCTGTTCGATCCGTCTGTATACCTCCTTGCGGTGTACCTCGATGCTTCTGGGGGCGTCTATCCCTACCCTCACTGTACCCCCTTTTACTCCCATGATCGTGCAGGTGACTTCTTCGCCGATCTGGATGCTCTCGCCGACTCGTCTCGTCAGTATCAACATGGCTCTCTCTACCCCTCCTAGGCCATTTACTATCGGTCAAGTAATGGCTTTATCCCATGCTTCTCGGATTGGAGCAAGAGTGTGACTTCTCACTTTGTTGCATTGCTGCACTGCTTCTAAGATTGAAGCAGGAGCCATGGTCTATTTAATCGCTGCTCCTTTTGCAACCTGTGCAGTGGAGCGCCATGGCCAAAAGTCTCTGGGGTCGGAGATATCGAGCTCTATTACCTGTCCTAATCGATATCAGAAGACAGGCAGGGCTTACACAACGGGACCTATCGAAGCGCCTTAAGTGGGTACCCTCCAAGGTAGCCAAGGTGGAAATAGGCGAGCAGCAGGTAAACCCGGCTGATTGCGTCGAATGGGCTCAGGCATGTGGCAAAGATCCATTCGAGCTATTCGTCCGCTATCTAAGAGCTCTAGGGCTGTAGCTAAGTTATTGATTTTTGCTAATGGCTGTTTTTCGAGGTGTACGTTTATCTGTTTTTGAACGAAGCTACTATAGGGGCCTGTGATTTTTCGCTACCCCTCCCACAGCGATAGTCCCGCCATGATCCTGTGCGTGCATTGCCTGGTAGCGGTGTCGAGTTCAATTCTCGAGGGAGGGGCCAGATGTCCGAAGTAGTGCCGGTAGCCAACAAGGTCAAAGTCAGCGTACACAAGAATTGTGTTACGCCTGAAAACGTTCTGCCGCAGCATGACGATGGCTCACAGACCAAGTGTGAGCACCTGGTCTACCTGTCGGTTCCAAAGGCTGGCGGAGACGGAATCCTGCTCGGCGTTACAGAGTCAGCCGAAGCAGCTGAGCAGATAGCCTCAGCCCTTAACTTCGTCTTCGGTCTGGTTCATACACACCAGTAACGAACCCGTGCCCCTCGAGCCGGCTACCGAACTAGCTACGGTTGGGGAAACAGAAAGGCCGGCTCATCCATGATTACGCGGCAGCAGCTAGTGTCGGCGGGCTACCGCCCTACCTCGATTCTCTCCTGTCCTACCGTCCCCTGTGCCTGTCAATTGGCTCTGTCTAAGGGGGACATCTTTCCCCCTTCCTCGGAGTGTGGACTTGGCAAACGCGAAAGCTCGGCAGTCGAGCGACCGGATGAATCACGGGGACCGCGAAACCCCGTCTGATCCTAATGCAATGGGGCCAGTTATGCGGCCCGTCTCTGACGAGACAGCTCGTGGCCCACAGGCCGGAGCAGACATGCATAACGATCATTACCCTCCACCGCTGCCTGGCCGCTCCAATGGTTTTGTAGGCGTTCATGGCAAGCGGTCTACCGATGATCGGAGATCCGGTCCTGCTGGCCGTTTTGATTCTTACGTGAAGTAGTAGCATGACTACGACTGTTCGTGTAGCTGTTCCTACGGGCGCAGGAGTTCGGATCAGGTACGGCAGCCAAGTTGCCGAAATTCCTACGGGTGGAGTCCATACCTTCTACCTTTACGACGGAGCACAGGCCAGCGCAGTCCTTACGGAGCTCGGCTCCGAGCAGACTGGCGATGCGCCGGCTGACGTGTCCGAGACAGAGGCACTCCAGGCCAAAGTAACCTGCCTCGAGACAGAGGTAGAGCATTTGAAATCACAGCTAGAGGCTGTGAGCAATGCCGTCCGAGACTCCTAAGCAGGCGCGGCTTATGGCCGCTTGTTCCCACGGAGCAGACTACTCGAAATGTCCGCCCGCCTCTGTCACCAAGGAATTCAATCAGGCTGACAAGGGTACAGGGATTATCCGGCGCAAACACGGTCTCACACACTTCCCACATAAGACGCATTCTAGAAATGGCCGTTAACGGCGGAAACAGTCCGGTAAATGGTGGCCTTAGTTGGGCCATGGCTTCCGCTCGTAGACGAGCGATTAGACAGACCATGACGCCTATCCGTGTCAAGCACGGTCTACAGCAGGCGCCGATGATCAAACATAGCCGGGACGGTTCGAATACACAGCCTCCGAAGTTTGGAGTAGGCGGCGGCTTCAAGAGCGGAGGATTTTAGATTGTCGTTTCGTGCATGGGGGCCTAGACAGAACAAAATCTTCGCCCGGTCTGTTCCTGCCACACAGGTAAACGCGATTCAGCCGGCTGGCTTTGCTAGCGGCGACGGCCAGGTAAAGGTTTATAACTCCGGATCTACTGATGTAATGGTGGCTTTCTGGGCACATGCTGACGGAGACCCTACCCTTACCTTCCCAGTAGACGGAGCTCCTCCGACTGGCCAGGGAGCCGGGCAACCTGGAACACAGGTTCATGGCGCTACCGCCACTATTGTCCCCAAGGGAGTTGAAAAACAGATCAGCATTCCAGTCACGGCTGATAGCTTCGGTGCAATCGGTTCAGGCGCCGGCCCTAGCATTATCTACGTCCAGCGCGGAACCGGTTCAGTCTAAGCATGGATTCCGTGCCTGTCCCTCGTGAGGACGGGCGGTTCGTCAAAGGCCACTCGGGCAATCCGGCTGGCCGTCCCCCCAACAGTAAAAATAAGCTCTCCAACCTCCGTAAAGAACTCGAACTAGCCCTCGTCGAGCACATCGGCATAGAGCGGCTAAAGCGGATCATCAACAAGGTTGCTGAGAAGGCAGAAGCGGGGGATATGCGAGCCGCCAAACTTCTTTTAGACAAAACAGTGCCTAACGCTAGTCCTAGCGATGAGACACAAGATAACGGGAGACAAGTCGTATTCCGCATTGTGAATGCGACGTTTGCAGCTCAGCAACAGCAACTAGAGCAGCAAGATCCTAACGCAATCGATGTTCAAGTCACTGACGTGACCAAACAGGAAATACCTAGTGAGCAATAAACGAGACGTTGAGGCTTTCGGGAGGGATAGTTCCTCCGAGAGTCGCGGCGCTGTTACTAGCGGCAAAGTTCCGGCGCGCGGCGTCCAACGTGATGCTCGCGGTAAGTTGACAGATGAAAGCTCCGTTGGAAATGGTAAGCGCGTTGTCCGCGCGTTTCATGATCTGCCACGGTCTGCCGTAGGTGGGCTGCAGCAAGATCACTCCCGTGGCAGTAAAGCTGCGAGACAGTTTGCCAATACGGGCGAAGACATGCCAGACGGCGGTAATTCTCACGGGCGCAACATGCGCGGAGTCTTTCCGTCCATCGTCCAGGAGTTCCAAGGGCGCTCTGGGCAACCTGATAACCAGTCTACCTCTCGTCCGAAGGGTTCAACCTAATGGCGCTCACTCGTGGTTACTCTCCGTCTCAGTTTAGGGACAAAATCCTTGGGTCTATCGGCCCTATTCCGGTGACGGCTACCATTCCGTCTACTGCAGCTGGAGCTAACGGTAAGGTTACCGTTACTGTGCCTGCCGGCCTGGGTCTGCAGGTTGGTGACATTCTGTTTGTCATTCCACAGGGTGCAGCGCTGGTAGACGGTGTTGATGTCGAGGCTACTGTCCTTACGTCTACGTCTGTCTCACTGATTGCACATAACGGATCTGGTGGAGCATACAATCCAGGATCTGCAACGTTTGTGCTGGTAGGCTTTCGCTTCAATCAAGCCTAATGCCTGATTCCCCTCCTCGTCCACGTGGCCAGTCTTCACCGGGCTCTCCTGGTATCTCTGGCGCAATCAAAGACGCTATTGCGGCAGTGGCCGGCGCTGTTGCTCCCAAGTCAATCACGCAGCGTAGACCAAAGGTCGAACAGGCTGTAGATCAGTCGCAGGGAGATGACAGCCTCGGCCGTATGAAGCAGGCGCAGAGCACAGACCGAGATAACAGTTACTCGTACTAGGTTGTGGCAGAGACAACCTTTTCTGTTCGGCTGCATGCTGGACAGGCCGCAGTATTCAACAGTAAGGCCCGCTATAAGGTTGTCGTAGCGGGTAGACGATTCGGTAAGTCACATCTCGCAGCGTATCTTCTAGCGCTGCATGCGATGATGACTGAGAACGAGTTTGGTCAAGAGCTAACGTCAGAGCACGGCGTCTATTACGTAGCTCCTACGCAAGACCAGGCTAAGCGCATCATGTGGCCGAAGCTCCGTAACCTATTAGGTTACGAGCGAAACGGCGGACTGATACGCAACGAGAATACGAACGACGGTTGGCTGGAGCTGATTAGCGGTAGACGCATCTACATCAAAGGTGCGGACAATCCCGATAGCCTCCGGGGTATTGGCCTTTCGTTCGTAGTGTTAGACGAATATGCCGACATGAAAGAGTTTGTCTGGGATGAGATCCTACAAGACGCTCTTGCCGATGTAGAGGGGCATGCCTTATTTATCGGAACTCCGAAGGGCAAGAATCACTTCTACAGGCTGTTCATGGGGGCTCTGCTAAAGCCTACCAAGAACGCCCAAACAGGCCAGCCAGAAGACTGGTCAGAATGGGAAGCCTTTCACTTCAAGTCTACGGATAACCCCTTCCTGTCAGAGCGCGCCAAAGCGCGTATGACTGGTGGTAATCGGTCGAAAGACACGATTAGACAGGAAGTAGACGCAGACTTTCTGTCTGGCGGTGGAAAGATTCTTAAGCCAGAAAACTTCCCCATCATCGATACCCTGCCTAATGCCGAGATGTTCACGTTTATAACCGTGGATCTGGCTGGCTTCAAGAAGGCAGAAGGCAACAAGATTCTACGCACCGATGAGTCTGTAATAGCAGTAACTCACACCGTTGCGGAAGATTGGTTTGTACGTGATATACGCCACGGGCATTGGGACGTACGGCGGACCGCGTTTGAAATCATCAACGCAGTTCGGCAGTTTCCAGGGTCTCGTCTCGGAATCGAGCAAGGAGCTCTCAAGGAAGCTGTTGGCCCTTACCTGGAAGAGTACATGCGGGAATTCTCCCGCTACATCACTCCAGAACCGCTACGCCATAACAATCAACGAAAGCAAGATCGTATCGCCTGGGCGCTGCAAGGCCGCTCTGAGCGCAAGCTAATAAAGCTCTACAGAGGAGCTTGGAACGATCACTTTCTAACGCAAGCCGCAGACTTCCCTGATCCGCTTGCTCATGACGATACCTTAGATGCTGTCTCCTACGTAGATCAAATGGCTAGAGCCTATTACGTAGATCCGGACGACTTAACCGAATGGGAAGCTCTTGACGTTGAAGCTGGATACTAACCTGCTGTGTCGCTAATTCCGCTGCAAGGCAACGAGATACTCGTAGACACGCCTGAGTCGGTTGGTGGCGCCGGTCCTGATGTCCCGTCATCTCCAGGGCAAGCTCTTGTTGGCTGGATCATGCAGCGCGTCACCCTATGGGAGAATGTCCGTGAGAGAGGCTACGCCCGTCTATGGGCTAATTACTGGAGACTCTGGCGCGGAAAATGGGACGCTCTTGATCAGACAAGAGAGTCTGAGCGGTCTCGCGTTATCACCCCTGCATTGGCCCAGGCTATCGAGGCTTCGGTTGCAGAGGTTGAGGAAGCTGTATTTGCGAAGGATATCTGGTTCGACGTAGACACGCGTAAGACCGATGTGCAGGATATGGTTACGGCTCTCATGTCTCGAGACAATCTGCTCGAGGATATGGAGCTCGTCAACGTCAAGGGCGCTGTCTCAGAGGCTACCCTTAACGCTGCGATCATGGGCACTGGCATCGTGCAGGTGAATGTTGAGGTTAAGCGCGATCACAAGCCGGTACGCGATCCCAAGACGCAGAAACTCAAGCAGAGCGAGCGCGAAAGGGTTGTAGTTTCGGCTGAGTCTATCAGGCCGGATGAGTTTATCCCTGACCCTGCCGGCACTCGCATTGATCAAATGCTAGGTGTGGCTGTCAAGCGGGTAAAGCCTCAGCATTACGTGCTCGAGATGATCAATAAGGGAGTGTATCTCAAGTCTGCCCTGCCTTATGCATTCCCTCAGCATAGATTGCTCAACCGTGACATCGACAAGGAAGTAGACCCACAGTCGCAGATCACTGTTGTAGACAGCGACGAAACCGAGATAGTTGAATGGCATGGCAAGGTGCCGCTAGGTCTACTCAATGCTGCTTTGCAACGTAAGAGCGCTGTAGACGAGGTTCTGTTTGCTCCAGCAGATGAAAGCGCTGGAGGCAGCACCAGCGATGAACAGCTCGTCGAGGCTGTAGTCACAATCATGAACAGCCATGTGCTACTCAAGGCACAGGCTAACCCATTCACTATGAAGGACCGAGGGATTATCGCTTTCCAATGGGAAACGGTTCCAGGACGGTTCTGGGGGAGAGGCGTTGCAGAGAAAGGCTACAACCCACAGATTGCCCTTGACGCTTCTGTCAGGGCTTATATTGACGCTCTCGGCTTTATATCAGCCCCTATGCTCGGCGTGGATAGCGGGCGTATCCCTAAGGGCTTTAAGAACGCTGTATATCCCGGAAAGGTGTGGCTGACACAAGGCCCGCCTCAGGAAGTACTACAGACAGTTCAGATCGGTAAGTTTGAGCCTGCCATGTTTGAGCAGGCTAGCGAAATGGAACGCATGGTGCAGATGGGCACCGGGGCGTTTGATACTGCTACTGCCATCAACTCGCAGAGCCAGTCTGGCGCTAACAGCATGTCGGCTAATAGCATGCTGATGGGTGCCTTCGTTAAGCGTGCTAAGCGTGTCGTACAGAATGTAGACAGACACTTGCTTACACCGCTTATCACGAAGTTCCTCTGGCGTTATATGCAGTATGACCCTGTGCGGTACCCGTCAGACTTTGACTTTATCGTCAAAGCAACCATGGGCATTGTAGCCCGTGAGGCAGAAGCCATGCAGCTTACGCAGCTCATGGGAATGATGCCAGATGAGTTCCACTCAGCGAAGCTGGTACTGGCCAAGGGAATCATAGAAAACACTGCGGTCTCCAACAAAGCGGAGATTATGCAGGTTATCAATCAGGCCCTGCAGCCGAATCCTCAGCAGCAACAAATGCAGCAGCAGCTCTTACAGCTGCAGCTCCAGACAGCTCACGCAGAGGCAGAAGGCAAGCTCCTCGAGAATCAGAAGACCATTGCAGAGATTCGCGAGCTCGTTGCTCGAGCCGACATGGAACAGCACAAAGCGGCCATGTCTATTGCCGAGCTCGACCAGGAAGCTGAGCGCATCAAGCAAGAATGGACCAGCCTGCGTAATCAGGCGGTGCAGGTGCGTGTCTCGGCTGAGAAGTTGAAGATAGACGATAAGAAAGCAGATGCCGCGCTTATATCGGCTCGTAAGAAGCCAGCAGGCAGCACATCTAAGTAGCGTTAGACGGCTATGGAGACCGGGCAGGCTGTAACCCTGTCGTCTACGGACCCGCAAGGTTCGATTCCTTGACGCTGCACCATAATGGGAGAGTATGAATTTAGATAATGAACAGCTTAACGCGCTGTCCGCTCCTGATCGTGAGCGATACATGGAGCTCGAGCGGTTCTTCGCCTCGAAGGGTTGGAAAATCTTTCAGGCGATGGCCGTAGACAACGCAAATTCCGCGCTCATGGCTGGAGCTAACGCAGCCACATGGGCAGACAATCGTGTCGCCTATGGTAATCGATCAGCATGGTTGTATGTGCTGAATCTCGAGCAGAGCACGGAGCAAGAATTCGAAGCGAAGGCAGCCAAGACACTCCAGGCTGCCGAGATTGCTCGGTTTGCTGAAGAAAGCGAATACGAGTGAAGCTTATCCTGTTTGATTTTGAGTGTCCTACGCACGGCACGTTTGAGGATCTGGCCAAATCTGATGTCTGTCAGGTCCCGTGTCCTCAATGCAAAGCCCCCGCGCGTAGGCTGATATCGCCTGTGAAGATAGACAAACTTGGAATGGCACTGCAGGACGGCGCAAGCCCCACCAGTATTGACTACTTCGAGCGGATACACAGGCAGCGGAAGAAAATTGAGTCTGCAAAGTATGCGGAGCATGGGGACTACGGTACTCATGCTGGTGGAGATGGCGGAGCACCGCTGACTCCTGATCGCGCCGCACACCTATAACTCAACCCTCCGATTTCCCTCCCATCCATCCCCTTAATCCTCATTCGTAGGACGGGGCATAGGAGTTTGAAGTGGCTAACTTGGCTGATGTGATCGTTTCTGATGCTTCAGAGACAGACTTTGGCGGCAATTCTGAGTCCGCACGACAAGCGTTGACAGAGGCGGTAACTGCTCCTCAGGAGCCTACCCAGAACACAGGCAATAGTGAGGTGACTGGCACAAATCAGTCTGCCGAAGATCTGCCGGAGAAGTTCCGGGGTAAGTCTCCCAAGCAAATTGTGGAGATGTATCAAAACCTCGAGTCCCGTCTAGGGACTATGGCCAACGATCTTGGCGTGCAGCGGCAGCTCACGGACCGCTTGCTTGGCATGAAGCGTGAGGATGATCTTCGGGCGAACGATCCTAGCCGGAAGCGGGTAGAAAGCAAGCCTGTCACGACTAACGATATTTTGGATCGCCCCCAGGAAACCCTTGAGCGGGTTGTTACTGAACGTGTCTCTAGTGTCCAGGAAGACGT